CCTTCAGGACGACATGCGCGCGGAGATTCTGGCAGCAAAGGCGGCCCTGGCCGAGGCCTTCGGGAGCGGAGAGTGATGCCTGGGGGCCAGGACGCCCAAGCGGGGGCGGCGCTACAGCACCGACTGAATCCGCACGGTGATGTACCTGTCGTTCGGCACCGTCTCCCGGCCGCCCGTCAACTCGCAGCGGAACTCGGCGTCATAGAGCCCGTGCGTGTCGGTGTCCCCGCTCAACCAGTCGTAGCGCACCGTCCCGGCCGCGGCAGATACCACCGTGGCGGCAGCATCGACAGTGAGGGCCGTCTCGCCGCGCCGGCGCATCCGGAACGTCACGGTGGCGCCGGTGAGGTCGATGGGCGACCCGTTGCCGTCCTTGAGCGCCGCGGTGAGGGCGGGCAAGAGGTCCCCTGCCTTGAGGTGGAAGTCGGCCATGTTCAGCCTCCGAGGACTGCATCGTTGCTTGGGTTGGTGATGGTGGCGTCGTTGGTGCTGGCGTTGATGCGCGCCCAGCTCCGCTTGGCGGTGACGACGTAACGGATTTTCAGGTACAGGGCGCCCGTCGCCGAGGCCGTCACGGCGCCCAGCGTGGCGCTGACGGAGCCCGCGAAGGGCGCGTGGGTGCCCGTGGCCTCGCCGGTGAGAGACGCCAGGGTGCTGGCCAGGGTGCCGACGGCCGCCGCGATGCCCGTGGCGCTGCCCAGGGCGCTGTCGAGGGTGGTGCTCGACGTGCCCGTGAAGGGCGTGTGTGTGCCGCTCGCGCTCGAGTTGACGGCGTCGAGAGTGACGGCCGCGGTGCCCGTGACGGTTGAGCCTGCCGTGAAGGTACCGGTGGCGGTGCTAGTGACGGCCCCGAGCGTCTGCGCGGAGGTGCCGGTGACGGTGAACGTGCCGCTGGCGGAAGACGTGGCTGCAGCCAGGGTGACGGCGACGGCGCCCGTGTGAGGCGTGTGGCTGCCCGAGGCGCTACTGGTCGCCGCGGCAAGGGTCTGTGCGGAGGTACCGGTGAAGGGGAAGGTGCCGGACGCCGCGTTGCTGACGCTGGCGAGCGTGGCGGCGACGGTGCCGGCGTTGCCGATGGCGCCAGATGCCGAGTTGGCGACACCGGCCAGCGTCTGGGCGGTGGTGCCGGTGACGGGGAAGGTGCCGCTGGCGGAGGCGGTGACGGCCGCCAGGGTGGCGGCGACGGTGCCGGCATTCCCCACGGCACCGCTCGCCGAGTCAGTCACCGCGGCGAGGGTTGCCGCGACGGTGCCGGTGACGGAGCCGCTGGCGGTGAAGGTTCCAGAGGCCGAGCTGGTGACGGCGCCGAGTGTCTTGCTCAGCGTGCCGGTGACGATGGCCGTCGAGCCAATCGACGGGCCTGGGATGGTCTGCCAGTTGCCGACGGCGCTGGGGTTGGTGAGGTGCCGCGAGTTGCCGGAAACGTCGTTGAGGAAACTGGCGCCGGGGATGAGCGGGTAGTCGGCCCACAGGTTTGCCGTCTTGACGGCGGTGGCGCTCGCCATCTCCGCTTCGAGCTCTGACTGGGAAAGCACGACGTTCCAAAACCGCATCCGGTTGATGCCGCCCCGGAAAAACTCATTCTGGCCGCCGGCGCTGTCCGTGCCGACGTACAGCACATTCACGGTCGGAACGGAGACGTGGTTGTTTCCGGTGGTGAGGTTCAGGTTGGGGCCCAAGCCGTCGCGCTGCCAATACAGCTTGGTGGTTGGCCCTCCTGCGAAGTCGTTCGTCTCCGCGATGAAATACCAGCCGTCGCCCGACGTGTCCGTGCCGGTGAAGAGAAACCCACCGTTCGTCGAGTCGTGGGCCTCGATGGTCGAGGCATTCAGTGTGGTGATGTGGATGATGTACGACGTGCCTGCGGTGTTCTCGATGGAGAACGTGGCCTGCTGCGCGCCGCTGGTGATGCGCTTCTTGAGCCGAGCCCAGTAGCAGACCGTATAGAGGTCGGGCGAAACCGGCGCAGTTGACTCTAGGTGGTCGTTGAAACTGGCGAACTCCGCCGCGTTGCCTGGCACCGCAACGGCCTTGACGTACGGCGCGATGACGGGCTCGACGTGCAGCACGACTCTCGACGTGCCGTCGTTCTTGACGATTTTGTCGGTGCCGTTGTTCTTGGTGAGGAGGCCCGTCTCGTTGAGCAGCAGCTTCTCGCCCCCGTTGCGGAGGAGAAAGCTGGTGCCGTCGTTGAGAAGGAGCCTTCCCGCCACGGTTGGCCCCCAGCCCTCAGGCCACCTGGGTGACGATCAGCAAGGTGCCCGCCTTGACCGTCGAAGACGCAGCCACCTCCGACGCATGGTACAGCTCGAGCGTGCCCGTCGCGGTGACGATGAGCGAACCCTCGATGACGCACAGCATGTCGCCGGTGGTGTCCACGGACACCGTGGGCCCCGTGTTGGCGGAGGTGCTCTTCGCGCGGAACGAGAAGGACTCATGAATGTTGCCGGTGGCGCTGTTGCCCGCTTGGGTGGCCGCCGCGGTGGCCGCCGCGCCACCCGTCGAGGCGTACCGCATCCAGCCCGCGATGTAGCTGACGGTGCCCGTGTGGTTGACGCTGAACTTCACACCCGTCGTCGTGGCGCCCGAGACGTACCGGACCCAGTACTCGAACTTGTACGTTCCGACATCGAGCGTGATGTCCATGCCCGTGATGCGGGCGGCCGTGGTGGTGGAGTTGGCCGTCGCGTCGGAGCTGAGGACCACCTTGCGCACGCCGGCCAGCGTCTGAATCTGGCCGACCGTCACCTTCTTGTCGGTGCCGCCCTCGTTGGCCGGCAGCTCGTGCGTCGTGAGTGCTGCCGAGGCAGCAGTCAGTGCGGTGATTGACGAGTCGGCCACGGCTCCTCCGGCTTACGCGTTCGGCGCGGTGATGGTGAACGAGGTGACCGCGATGGGTCCGCCCGTCACGATGCTGGTGGTGTTGAGGTTGAGGTCGCTGCCGCTGGTGCCCACGTCGCCGTCGATGACAGCGGTGGTGCCGTCCGACTTCCAAAGCCGGAAGTGGGTGGCGGTGGCGGTGGCGTCGGCCGACGAGTCGTTGGTGATGGCGTTGAGCGTCAGCACGCCGCCCGAGGCAGCCGCGGCGAAGGTGCTGCCGCACGTCAGCGTGCCCAGCAGCGTGCCGGTGATGGCAGCGGAGGGGTCCGCGGGGCGCGTGCCCGAGTAGATGCGCAGCAGCGCGGAGGCGCCGGCCGCCGTGGTGATGGCGTCCATCATCGCGTTGCGGACGGTGGTGGAGAGTTTCAGGGCCATGAGTTGGGCTCCGTTGGGGTTAGGGTTTCTTGACGGCTGCCGCGATGACGCCGGCCACGACGGCGCCGACGACGAGGCCCGCGCCTGCGCCCACCAGCACCCAGCGGGCGACAGGCGCCTCCTTCACGGAGGTGCGCAGCGAGTCGTTTTCGGCCTCAAGCCGCGCCAGGTGCTGGGCCACGCGCATCGCGTCGTCGTGCCCCAGGCAGATGGTGGTTTCCGCCACAGGTGCGTCGGCGGGGAGGCCCGCGTCGAGCGCCTGGCTCACCAGGAGCGCGAGGAAGAGGGCCTTCACTTCGCGGCCTCGGCCGCGGCGGCGCCCTTCAGCACCGCAGCGGGGTCGGTCACCGCGGCAGCGGCGGAGGCGCCAGCGGCGTCGGCGTGCGCGAGCTGCGCCTCCTTCCACCGGCTGGACACGGTGTCCGCGATGGCGATGCCAGCGAAGAGCACCGGCTTCAGCCATGCCAGGTTGGGCGGCACCTCGCTCTCGGCGATGGCGCCGATGACGCCGCCCGTCACCATGAGGCGCTTCAGCTTGTCCGGGTCGGTGAAGATGTCGAGGGGCGAGGCCATGGAGGCTCCTTCAGCGGCAAACGAGGTCAACAGCGTCCAGCCAGAAATTGCGGTGCACGGCGATGAAGTCGCGGCGGAAGTGCACGGTGCCGTGCGTGCGGACTCGGTTCGCCGGGTTGGCCATCGCCATGTTGAGGTCGGTGATGTGCGACGTGGCGCCGTCGGCCGAGATGACTTCCTCGGGGGAGAGCCAGATGGCGACGTGTGTGACGTTGGCCGGGCCGGAGCCGTAGAAGACAAGGTCCCCCGGGAGGGGCAGACCCACCATCGATGTCTCGGTGAAGAGCAACTGCGCGGTGTGCGTCGCGCGCATGTCCCGGGCGCCGACTCGAGTCAGCAGCCAGGTGACGAGGCCGGAGCAGTCGAAGACGTCGGGGCCGCGCGCCGCCCACAGCACGGGTGCGCCCAGCGTGGCGCGCGCCTCTGCCTCGAAGCGCTCCCGGACGGTTGGTGCCTGGGCGGTTGACTCCACGGGCGAGTTTAGCGCCGGTTGGCCGCGCAGAAGTCAATGGAGGTAGCGTAGGGCCATGCGAGCTCGACTCCTGGCGGTGCTGGCGCTGATGGGGTGTCCGCCTCCGCGGGTGGCCATTCCTGGTACCGCCGGCGGGGTGATGTGCGAGCGAGGTTGCGCGTCCGACCGCTACAACTGCGGCCTGGCTGGGTACGAGCGCGAGACTTGCGCTACGCGCGAAGCGGAATGCCGAGCCTCATGCCCTGGGGCGACGCCGATCTCCGACTACAGCAATCAGCAGGACGTCGGTCCGCCCAAGGCCGCTCCCTTCGCCATCCGGACCGCAGCCATCACCCCGTACATCACCCAGTCGGCGTCCAGCTTCGCGAAGTGCCCTGCCGAGCGCGTCACCATGGGCGCCTGGACGGAGCTCGAGGACGGCGGCAAGGTGGCGGTGACGGCCTGCGAGCAGCTGCTCGAGTGCGGCTGGTTCGACTCCAACCCCAGGCACCCGGAGTGCATCGCCGCACCGCCGCCGGCTCAGTAGGGGTCGGACTCGTAGACGATGGGGGTGCGGCGGAAGAAGTGCACCGAGAAGGGCACGGAGTCTGCGTAGTCCATCGGCCCGCCTGCGTTGCTGGAGATGAAGACGGCCAGGCCCGTGGGCGACGTGTTGCTGGTGCCACCGACCAAGGGGATGGCGAGCGTGGTGTACGCGTAGGTGTTGCTCGTCTGGCGCACGGTGACGCGACCAGCGACGGTGTCGATGCCACGCGAGGCGATGATGTACTTCCCCACCGCGATGCGCGTGATGCTGCCGAAGGCCTCGGAGCTCCCCCAGCGGAAGTTGGGGATGGTGGTGTCGACGGCAGAGTCGTAGGTGACGTGGCCGACCCCCACCGCGATGAGGGGCGAGTTGTGCCGTCCAGGCGAGACGAGTCTGGTGCTCCCGATGCCACTGACGACGTCGCCAATCTTCGGCTTGGGGAGGAGCCCCGGCGGGGGCTCGGGCGTGTCGCCACTGCTGTGCTCGACCAGGTAGTCGTCGCGGAGTTGCTCGAGCGCCTCGACGATGTCGTTGAAGCTCTGGTACCCGACGCTGCAGCTGCCCACCAGCTTGGGCTTCTTGTGCCAGGCCATCGCTCAGGCTCCGTGGACCGAGAGGAGGAAGTCGCAGTCGGCACGGCTCCAGGTGTTGGTGCTGGTGGAGTAGCCGTAGAAGTAGAGGCGGACGTCGGTGGTGGTGCAGGTGCTGCGCGGGCAGCCGAGGCCGTAGATGGCGAAGCCCGTCGAAAGCCCTGCGGTGCGCGGGTAGGACACCTGCACGAAGACCTGCACCGGCGAGGTGAGCGTCGAGCCGTACGCGACCGTGACGTCCCCGGTGCCGTTCTTGGTCACCGTCCCGAAGTTCACCGCATCGGCCGCGGCCACGTAGGTGCCGCCCGAGTAGTAGATGTACCCGCTGGCCTTGGCCACCTCGCGAACGTTGTGCGCCCCGGCCGCCGTGTGGGTGGTGAGGTAGCGCGCGCGGAGCTGGCTGTCCGCGGTGACCAGGTTGTTGTAGTTCGTCTTGGTCAGCCAGGCCTCGCGCGAGAGCAGCGCCGGGATGCTGACCGCGGTGTACGCGTCACCGACAAGGGGCAGCGAGTGCACGCCCACCGAGAGGTTGCAGTCCTCGTCGGTCCAGGTGTTCCCAGCGACGCCCAGCGCGGTGGAGAGGTACTTCGAGAAGAACTCGACGTGGGTGTCGTCGACGACGTTGACCGTCGTCATGCAGGGCTTGCTGCTGCCCGTCTCAGACATGTTGGTGCAGTCCACCGCCATGCTCGTCGAGACGAAGGCACCCGCGTTGAGCACCAGCTGCACGTCGCCCACCGCTGGGTTGGTAGTGCCCGAGGCGTAGCCGTTGAACCCCTCGAGGGAGTAGGCGCCGGCGTTGTAGCGGATGCGCCCCATGGTGCGGGCGATCTCCGCCGCGTTGTGCTCGCCCGAGTCGAGGTGCTCGGCGACGTGGAAGTCGTCGAGCGCCGTCTGGTTCATCGCCAGCGCGTTGAAGTAGCCGGGGCCGAGCGGGTCCTTGCGGGCCTTGTCGTCGAGCTGCGTGAAGAGGGGGATGTTGGCCATGGGTCACCCGTTGAGCAGCTTGTTGGCGGCCACCGCGCCGTCGTAGGTGCCGGAGTCGCTCGCCACCTTCCCGTACATCGCGCTCCCGTTGGGGTAGTTGCCGCCGCTGTTGGGGTACCCCAGGTACCCGGCGCGGATGGTCCATTCCGTCATCGTCGTGCCGCCGGGCGCGTCGAAGTCGAGGTCGGCGTCGTCGGTGCTGACGTCCTTGGGGCCGTTGATGGCGCTGATGCGCAGCGCGCGGAACCTGGTGAAGTTGGTCTCGGCGAGGCTGCTGTCCTCGAGCACCACGAAGTCACCCACCACCACGCCATCGGCGACGACGTCGCCGGTGCTGAAGGTGATGTGCACGTTGCCGTCGGTGACGGAGGCGGTGCGGCCACCGCTCCCAGTCGACTTGATGAGCAGCGACTCGCTGTCCAGGAGGAAGGGCAGCTTGCTGACGTCGCGCAGGTCATTCTGCCAGACGAGCGTCAGTTTGCAGCGACCGCTCCCGGGGTGCACCGAGATGCCGTCCACCTTGAAGATGCTGCCGTCGTACGGAGTACCGCCGGGCCCGTAGCCCCGCGTCCAGCTGAAGGTGATGTACTGGCCGAGCTCGAACTGGAGGAACTCGGGCCCGCCCGCCAGCTCGAGCACCGGCCTGATGCTGGCCTCGAGGAGTCGCGTGTTCCACGGGCTGGCATTCCGCGCGAGGGCGGCCTGCGACACCCAGGTGCCCTTGATGATGCGGGTGAGGACGCGGCCCCAGGTGCTGATGGCGGTGGCGTTGTCGTAGGGGCCGAGCTGATCCTGGTCGCCCCCCACGTCCACGAAGACGCGGTTGTAGGGGCTCCAGCGCTCCCCGGCGCTGGGGATGCGCTCGCTGACTGACTCCACCGACTCCTCCGGCAGGGCAACGAGCGAGTCGGTCTGCTCGGTGAAGCCGTTGGTCAGCACCTCGAGGCGGTACTTGCCGTCGCGGCCCTGGAAGAGCTCGAGGTCGGCCGACGCGCAGAGCTCGGAGAGCGTCTTGCGCAGGAGGTTGGCGTTCCACGGGCTGATGCGGTCCCCGATGCCCGTCGACTTGGAAGCCTTCACTGGCGAGATGAGGCCCGAGGCGTCGTAGTTGTAGATGGCGGACTTCGCCCGGTTGAAGCTGGTGGTGTCGATGTCCGACGCGCTGGCCGACGAGTAGAAGCTGATGAGGTCGGTGATGACGTCGACGGGGTGTTGCTGGGTGCGGAAGTTCACCGTCTGTGCAGAGAGCGGGAAGCCGTTGACCAGGAAGTCAGAGGTCTCCTGGGTGATGGAAATCTCGTCGTACAGCGCGGCGCGGGCCGGGTCGGTCACCGCTGGGCCCAGGTAGTTGCGGATCCAGTAGTTGCAGTACACCCGGTCGAGCAGGATGAAGAGGACGTACCAGGTCTTCCCGCCCTTGCTGATGCCGAGGCTCTGCACTGGCTGCCACAGCGTCTGCACCACCGGTGAGCCACCCGGTGCCTGGTTCACGTTGCCCGTCTGGGGCAGGTAGAGCCGCTTGGTGTGCAGCACCCGCTGGGCGCGCTCCGTCAGGCCGATGGAGAAGGCCACCACCGTCTGCGTGAGGGAGGCCGTGGTGACGCACACCACCAGGGGCGTCGTGTCGTACTTGCTCGCGGATGGAGGCGTCGCGCCACCCCAGGAGACGTTGGGGACGATGGGCACCACACCGTTGGTCCCGAAGGCCAGCGGCAGCGGGGCGTCCCAGTTCCCCAGCTTGATGGGCGCATAGTACTGCGCGAAGGGGCACGTCTCGAAGGACGCGGGCGCGGTGGGGTACATCGCGCTCCACTCGTTCAGCGTGGGCGCGACAGCGAGGTCCGCGATGCGGCCGAAGGTGTCGTCGGCCAGCTGCACCGACACCTGTCCGTTGCTGCCGCGGCGTGGGAAGTCGAGGCAAACGTACTCGCCGAGCTGCTGTGCCGTCAGCGTCGGGTAGTCGTGGTACCGCACGGTGAAGTCCCACGTCGCGCAGTACACGCGGAAGCGGTACTGGAAGACGGCGCTGGCCACGGTGGCGCGGTCCACCAGCCAGTCCGCTCCGGCATCGGTGTTGTCGAGGGTGAGCTCGAAGGTGCTGGCCGCCGGCAGGTTGTCGTCTGAGAAGCGCCGCTCGATGGAGCCCATGTCGACGATGCGGCCCTCCCACGGGTAGCCCCCATGGGTGACGCTGCCGCTGCCCCAGCGGTACTGCACGGTGCCGGCGGCATTCACCACCTCCACCAGCCAGCAGAGGCCGAGGGCTTCCCCGGCGATTTGTTCGGTGAAGCCCACTAGGCCCCCACCTCGCGACCGCGCGACACCAGTACCACCTCATTCGGCGCGTAGAGGTAGTAGTCCGTCATGGGCGCACCGAAGTCGGAGCCGCCCAGCTTCGCCAGCATGCAGTCCTGCTCGGCGGCCGCGGCGGCCGTGCTGCTCTCCACGTAGTTGGCGGCCCAGAGGATGTTGCCGGAGTTGGCGCGCCCGTCTCGGTAGAGGTTCGCCATCTGCTCCTTGGAGGCCTCGTTGAGGTCGGACCACTGCAGGCGCGCCTGACGAATCGGCCCCGCCAGGAAGCTCGAGCGCGTGTCGCCCGACAGGGTCTGCATCGAGGTGGTGATGCTGTGTGCCCCGTCGAAGTCGCTGCCGTACTGCGCGGCACGCGTCAGCTGGGTGACGGAGCCGTAGCCGAAGAGCTCGCCCAGCGAGAAGTAGGTGATGGTCCCGGTGTACGTCCAGAGAATCTGCCAGTAGCGCTTCGAGGTGGAGCCACCCCACGCGAGCAGGTGGTCCTTGTTGCGCGGGTCGCGCGGCGAGTCGCTGTTGTACCGGGCGAGCGTGGTGGCGGCCTTCACGGTGACGGGGTTGGTGGTGATGGCCGCGTTGTCCGCGCCCTTCACGGTGACGGCCACGTTCCCCTGCAGCGTGGTGACCCAGTTGTGGTTGAGGAGCGCGAGCCCCTTCATCACCTGGGCGCTGCCGAGGTCGATGACGAGCTCGATGTTCGACGCTGGGCTGCCCACCACCACCTTGCGGTCGAGCTTCCCGTCGCTGACGTACGCCCGGTCACTCCCGGAGTAGGCGTTGCTCCAGGTGTACGCACTGGCGCCGAGGGAGGAGAAGAGGTTGGTGGTGGCGAACGCCTGGACGATGGCCATGGCTCAGCTGACTCCCTTGATGAGGTGCACGAGAGGCCCACGCCCCAGCCTCACCGCGTTGAAGATGGCCTTGCCGCCCCGCCCCTCCATCATCTGGCGCAGCGACTCCTGGTCGACGGCGTTGACGTAGAAATTGACTCCACCGCCACCCTGAGCCGCCCGATCGACGCCGGCCTGTCCACCCATGCGCTCAACCTCGCGGCGAGAGAGGACGCGCTCACCCGTCTGCAGCACCGCGGGCTGCTCGTCACCCCCCATCGCCGGCCAGCCACCGCCGTGGAAGGACTCGATCCACGCGCCGTCGTGGTGGCGCTTCGCGGCCTTCCCCGCAGCGCGGATACCGCCACCGCCGAGCTTTCCAATGCCACCAACGAGAGCAGAGGCGATGCCTCCACCCGGCAAGAGGCTTCCGAAAAAGCCCAAGATGCCCTCGAATAGCGAGCCGAAGAAGCTGCCCACATCGAACTCACCACCAGAGGCCAGCTCGTTCAGCTGGTCGGTGAAGGCAGTGACGAGCGCCTGCCCTAGCCGCTCGCCTGCCTGGGCCATGCGCGCCTCCTCCTTTTCGAGGCGCTGTGCTTCCCTCTCCATCTCGCGAGACTTCTGGGCGTTGTACCGGGCCTCCTGGCGTTCGCGATCCCTGAGCTCCTTCTCCTGGATCTTCTCCATCTCGTATTCGTGCTTCTTGGCGTCGTTGATGGCTCGCTCGGCGGCGCGGCGAGCATCCTCTCGCTCGTCCTCGAGCTCCTTCGCCATCTTCAGCCGAAACTCTTCCTGCTGCTTGAGCAGCTTGTCGAGCGCGTCCTTCTGCTGCTCGGCCCGGTTGTCCTTCCCGACTCCATGCGTCTTCTTCGGAGTCCGCAGCTGCTGCTCGAAAGCCGCCGCCTCGTCACGGGCGGCCGCAGCATCCTGCTCGTCCATCTGCTCCATGGCTCCCTTGCCGGAGCCGAAAAGGTTGGTCGCCAGATCGAAGCCAGGAATGACCGCCGTCGCGGGGCCGAGGATGTCCTTGGCTGCCCCTGCCACGAAGTCGAGAGTCTTCCCCCCCTCAACCGCCTTTCGGAACCCACGGATCAACTGGGTGGCGGTGGAGATGACTCCGGCCTTGCGCTCGAACTGGAGCACCAAGTTGCCGAACGCCTCCTCGAGGTCGTTGACGGCTTCCTTCGCAGCGTTGACCTGTCCCTCAAAGGTGTCGGCCCGGGCCGAAGCCGCGCCCCCGAAACGACGACCGAGCGCCTCGGTGGCAGCCGCGAGGTCCGTGGCGAAGTCCCCGGTCGCCTTGAACTCGATCCCGAGCGCCTTGATGTGCCCGGTACCCTTCTCGACACCGCGCACCAGCGCCTCGGTGGCCGACGTCGCGTCGTTCCCGGTGGCCGCGGCGTAGTCGAGGATCGCCTTGTTGTACTTGCCCAGCTCGGAAGCGTTCGCCCCGTACCGCAGCTGGATCGCGTCCATCTGCTGGATCTGCTCGTCGCTCACCGCGTACAGCGCGGCCTGCGCTTCGGCCTGAGCCTTGAGTCCCTGAGTGAGCTCACCCGCGGTGACCTTCAGCTGCGCTCCGACCCGCTCGGACTCGGCGGCGGCCTTCACCATGTGCCCGAGCTCGGCCGTCAGCGCGGTGACAGCGCCGGCAGCGCTCCCGAAGGCAGCGGAGAGCTCATCCTTCCCGAGCAGCGTGAGAAGCAGGTCAGCCACGGTCACCTCCCGACGCCAGGAACTCCTTGATCACCAGCCACTCCTCGCGCAGCACCGACTGTTCCTCAACGACTCGAGCAGGCCAGGAGTCCAGGAGTCCACCCGAGTACAGGGGGATATCCGGGTACGACCGCGACCGAAGCCAGATCTGCACCGCGTCTCGCGAATACGACACGGCTTCTTCGATGCGCACGCGCTTGCGCCAGCGAGGCTGCGCAGCTTCCCCTTCGCGCTCCGGCGGGTTGAAGCCGAAGAACCCCATCGCCTGGTGCGCGTTCCACCTTACAGGCTTGCCTCGGGGCTTTCGGCCTGCTCGGCACTCGGGTCTGGAATACCAGACAGCCCACCAGAGTGCCGCGCGAAGAAAAGCGCTCGGGCTCCGTCCGCGCTGTTGAAGTCGACGATCGCCTTGAGGATCTCGAACCAGTTCGGGCTCCCGGGGAAGGCGAGGACGAACTCGATGTACTCGGCCAGCGAGGTGATGCCCTTGCCGCCCACCGTGAGCGGCTCGGAGCCCATTCGAACGATCCCCTGCAGCGCGGTCGCCACCACCGGGGCGCTCGCCTTCAGGTACTCCTCCGGCCCCATGCCTTCGGTGTAGCTGGAGGTCTGCGCGACCCGGACGGCGTCGACCACATCCTTGCGCTCCAGGATGGAGAGCCCCGAGGCGATCTCGATGAAGAAGGGCTTCTCCTGTTCCCGGTTGTCCCCGAGGTCGGGGACAAACCTTTCCCAGCGAAAACTGCGGGTCAGCGAAGGCATGTGGACCTCAGGTGAGGGTGAGGGTGAATTCGCTGCCGAAGTTTCGGAGGGAGATGTCCACGATGCTGCCGTCGTTGGCCGTGTCGGGGACGACGATGGGGTCGAGCTCGAGGTTGCTGTACGTGAAGGTGACGATGCCGCCGGCTGCGCTGCCTTGCGACAGCGTCAGAGCCAAGGGCGTCTTCTTCGCCGTGGCCTTGCCCAGCATCGACACGCCCTCGCGGCGGAGCAGCGCCTTGAGCGTCACCTTCGAGTCGTACCGCTTGAAGATGGCGCCCTGGATGTACTTCGAGCCCGACTCACCCGGCAGCGCGTCGGCGCCGGTGGTGAGGGCCACCTGCCAGGAGAGGATGCGCAGCGTCTGCGAGTCGAGGGTGCACGACACCGAGGTGCCTTCGGAGATGGGGCTCCCCGTCAGCGTGAGCGACGGCATGTACGGCATGATGGGCTTCGCCGAGTGCGCCACTGCCGACGTCGAGAGGGCCCCGCGCACGATGGTTGCGATGTGCGACGAGACGTCAACGGCGGTGATTTCCACCACCTCCGACTCGATGATGTAGAGGCCCAGGCCGAAGGCGTAGGCGGCCTCCGTGGTGCCGAGGTCGAGCGAGGTGGTGGCGCCGTTGGCCAGGGTGACGCTGCTGGCGTAGCCGAGGTGACGCTTGCCCTGGGCGACGCCCGAGGCCTGAAGCGTGACTTCCTTGTCGCCGCCGCTCCCCGTCAGCGTCTTGGTGATGCCGCCGCGCATCTGCTCGGCCTCGTAGACGCTGCTGCCGCGGGTGCCGAGGCTGCGGCGCATCGACAGGGACGAGAAGGCGCTGGCGGCGACCGGGTCGTTTGCCGTGGTGTAGACGACGGATGTGCTGGCGTTGGTGGTGCGCAGGAGGCCACCGGCCAGGTAGAGCGGATCCTCCTTCGGTGTGGTGTCCACCGCGGCGCGCGACTTCACCGACGTCTCGATGGTCCACGGCATGGGAGGGACGCGGCCCTCCACGTACTTCGCCGTCATGCCGCGGCCGTCGTTGCGGTCCCGCTGGGCGCGGATTTGCCCCAACTCGGAGCCGCCCATGCTGCAGCTGATGAATTCCAGCGCCTGACTGCCGGCGGGGTCCGGCGTCGTGCCGAAAGTCGACTCGTACGCGACGAGTACGTGTGCATCCCATCCAAGTACGGGTTCAGCGGCCATCGTCAGGCTCCTTGTCTGCAGTAGGTGGTGACAACCAGAGTCAGCACCGCGACGTCGTAGAGAGGGTTGAAGGACTTGTTGAAGCTGAAGGGCTTTCCGCTGATGAATCCGCGCCGCTGCCGGACGCGCACCACCATGTTGTCTCCGGAGTCGAGCCCCAGCTGACGGCCTCCGGCAGTGTCGAAGAGGGCCGTGCGCACCGCGCGCACGGCGCCGGTGATGGCCTCGCGGCTCTTGTGGTTTTCGCCCTGCTGCGCCGCCACCATGATGGTGAGGTCCAGCGTCACGTCGTACTCGTCGCGGCGCTGCGGCTCGAGCGGCACGGACTCCCTGTCCCCGATGATGAGGACGCACGGCCGGGTGAGCTCGGCCAGCACCGGCCACCCGTCAAAGACACCCTCGAGCGCCGGCGTCTCGATGGCGTACTTGGTGACGAACTTCTCGGCAGGCCAGCCCAGGGCCGCGTTGAAGCCCGCCGTCAACTCCGGCCCCAGGTAGAGCGTCGCGGGGTTGTTGACGGTGCCTGCGTTGGTGCGCACGGAGAAGCGGCCGATGGCGTCCACCTCGGCGAGGAGGTCCGGGTATGGCGTCCCGTTGTTGAAGGCGGTGACGAGCTCGGCCGCCGTGTAGTCGCCGGCGACGACGGTGGCGCCCGGGGCGGCCTGGCCCTTGTGGGTGCCCATGTTGAATTGGGCGTCGGCCGCCGTCGGGGGGATGGTGTACGGCCCCGGCTTGCCCGCTGACAGGACCGCGTTGCGCTCCGTGTTGACGCGCTCGACGGCCGCAGGCATCGACAACAGCAGCCAGTCGCGCAGCGCCGTGGAGGCCAACTCCTCCGCCAGGACGGTGGCCGAGTCGCTCATGCGCCACCCGTCACTTCGGGGGCGCCAGCGTCAGCCACGGCCTCGCGCACGCCGTCCAGTGCGGCCTCGCGCAAGTCGCTCTCGAAGTCGCTGCCAAAGTCGAAGAGGGCGCGATCCACCATCCGACTGGTGCCCAGTTGGTGAAAGCTGGCGTAGGGCACGCCTTCGGTGCCGAAGTCGAAGGTGTCGCCGCTCGTCACCCGGCGCGCGAAGGGGCTCGACGACTGGGTGAGGGCCTCACGCATCCGGCCGCTCGCCACGAGGATGGGGTTGCCGGGGTAGTGCTGGCCCTTCCACTCGGCATACTTCGCCGTGAGTGGCGCCCACTTCCCGCGGTTGGGGCCAGCGCCCTCGGCGGCAAACTGGCGCTCCTCGGCGGCCTCGAAGACGGGCGACAGCTTCGGGAAGACGTAGCGCCCAAAGTCGCGGATGTTGTCGCCGGCGCGCTCGAAGGCCACGGACAGCTTGTCCATGACGGCCTCGCCAGTCTCGCCGGCGTAGGCGTACTGGATGTCGAGGCCCTTGACGCTCACAGCTCGTCACTCCGGCGAAGGGCGGGGATGACGTCGCTGGCATCGGCACTGTCGCCGGTGTCCAGTCCGTACTCGCTGATGAAGTCCGTGGGGCCGTCGGGCTCCGAGTCGGAGCCGCTGGTGTCCATGCCCAAGGCCATCTCGCCCAGCTCGCTGAGCGACTTGAGGCGCGCGGACAGTTGCTCCGCCCACAGCCTGCCCACCTCGGGGTTCTGCCCCACCATGACGGGCAGCGCGCGGATGGCCACCATCAGGGTGACGGTGCGGCTGCACCACACCCACTCCGGCGACTCGTCGTCGGTGATGTCGTCCGGGCTGATGCTCTTCTGCATCAGCTTTCCGGCCAACTCCCCGGCCTCCTCGGTGCACCAGCGCTCCACCGTCTCGCGCGTGGGCGGAGAGTCCGGAGTGAAGCCGGCAACGAGGTGGGGGAAGTAGTCGTCGCGGACGCGGTCCGGGTCAACGTCGAAGGTGTTGATGCTCACGGGCCACCGTCGCGAGGCGCGGGCGCCGGGTTGGGGATGCGGAGGTAGAGGAAGAGCGAGTCGAACTTCTTCTCCATCCGGCCGTTGGCCTCACGGTGCTCGGCCTTCATCTCGCGCACCTCGGCCTTGAGGTCCGCCACATCCTTGGCGATGGGCTGAGTGCCCGCGTCCACCTTCGACTGGGCCCACGCCTCGACGCGCCCCCAGCCCGCCAGAAAGACGCTGCCGACGGCCCCGGCGGCGATGATGACGCTCTTGATGTCGCTCCACATGAGGCCCCGCTTCATCGCGGCCTCGACGTGCTCCTGGGCGGCCTGCATCTCGGCGCGCACGATGCGCACCTTGGGGTCCGTCCCGGGCTCAGGGGGAAGGTCTGGATTCAAGGCGTCCCTCCATCGACGACTCCGAGGTCCAACCGCGCCGCCGCTGCGAAGGTGGAGAAGGCCGCGGCGCACACGGCGGGCCTGGCCTTGCGCACCTGGGGCTGCACCACCACGCTGCCCACCGAGATTTCCGCCTGCACCGCGCAGCCGCCGTCCGAGAAGAGGAACACCCGGCCGCCCGTCACCACTGCCTGCACGCGCGCCTGCTGCACCGCCTCCGAGGCCGCCGCATCGAAGGTGGGCACCTGAGCCAGGGCCGCCGCTGCCGCAAACACCGAGAGGAGGAGAAGGTGGCGCATGGTCAGTACAGGTTGTTCCAGTTGGAGCCGTCGCAGCCGACGTGTTTGTTGGTGGTGGTGTCGAAGTGGATGCCGCCCTTGCGCGTGGCGTCGCACGGCGGCAACGAGCCGGTGGCCACACCGGCGAGTTTGAAGTATCCGCTGCTCGTCGCGCTGAAGGCCGCGCCGGTGGACGAGCTCGAGATGGTGTCATTGTTGCTGATGGTGCCATTCCAGGACAGCGTGCCCACCGCGTCGTTGCGGAGGTACGCAGAGACGACCATGTTGCCGTCGGTCGCTATGCCGAGGTAGCCCGCGCGACCGTCGGCCGATCCGCAGTTGATGCCGTCCGGGGTGGGTTGGCCGGCGAAACAGAGACCCACGAACTGCGAGCCGCTGCTCATGTCGGCGCCCTTCGCGACATAGACCGGGAAGTGGTACGCGACGCCCGCGTCCTGAAAGAAGATGCTGGGCGCGCGGAAGGAGTTGAGGCGCGTGCCACTGGTGCTCACGTCGGCGCGCGCGAAGCCCTGCCCAAGCAGAAAGGCCAGCACCGCCACCGCCAGGATGTTGGTCGCGCGGTTGCTCATGGGTAGGAGTCGAAGGCAGTGCCCGAGGTGAGCGCCACCACGTCGCCACCGACGCCCGACAAGTCCGAGCAGGTGCTGTAGGTGACGCCGTCCAGCGAGAGGTACGTGGTGTAGCCGGAGGACTCGCAGACACCCTGCCGGTAGACGCGCGCGCCGTGGGAGATGTCGAAGGCCGTGGTGACGCTGCTGCCCCAGGTAACGCTGGCGTTCAGGCGGACGAACTGCGGCCCTTCCAGCTTGATGGCGGTGCCCAGGTTGTCGAACGCCATGTGCGTCAGGTACGCGCCGGAGTACGCCGAACTCGCGGACGAGTTGCCCTGGTTCATGGCCACCACGCCGATGTTGTTGGAGCCCGCGCCTGAGATGGAGAGGTCGATTTGCGACTCGCGAACGCCGGTGATGTCCACCCCGTTGCACTGCGACGTGTTGGCCAGGAGCCGAACGCCGCTGTTGCTCGTGACGGTTCCGGTGTGTCCGTAGAGTTGCAGGGCGGCGCCGGTGCTGTTGCAGGCGCTCTCCACCAAAGCGCTGCTCAACGTCATCTTGTTCTGCCAGCCGTTGACGCCCGTCTGTACCGCGTTGTTTGCCGCGCTCTTGATGTACGAGTTGGTGAAGGATGCCGCGCCGCCGTTGAAAAGCACCGCCGAGGTGCCCGCGGTCGTCGAGGTGTTGATGATGCGGGAGTTCAGGAAGTTGACCCCACCCGCGCCCGCGACATTCACCGCGCTCTGCGACGAGGAGAGCACCACGCCGAGGCCAGTGATTTGCCCGTACAGCGCGTTGAAGGGGCGGCGGATCGGCGTCCAGCCTGCTTGAATCATGATGCCGGTGTTGGAGGTGGTGCCCGCATCGAAGGCACCCGACTTGCGGCCGATGGTGCTCACCACATTCACCGAGTCGCGGACGCGGAAGACGCTGGTGTTGTCCGGTGCGCCCGAGCACGGCGCGCCCGTCAGCGTGATGACGGTGGTGGTGTTGTCGTAGATGGTTCCGACGCATCCAGCCCTCGTACCGCTGGTGATTTCCAGCAGATATCCGCGCAACTCGTTCGCCGTCAGCCCCGAGGTGGTGAGCGACTGCCAGTTGCTGTACGGCCCCGCCGTCGCACTGCCCGCCGAGGCGGTGCCGCTGATGGGCGACGTGAGGCCCGTTGCGTCGGGCAGCGCCTCGACGCGGATGTGCCAGTTGGCCACGCCGCCGTCATCCGGGTCCACCAGCTCCCAGGGCGGAACGTCGAAGCCGGGGTAGCCCGCATCGTACGGCGCCACCGAGATGACGAGCGGCGCCTTGAGCACCAGTGGCGTCTTCCGAATCGCACCGCCAGGCGTGGCACAGGCAGAGGCACCGCTCGACGTGCACGCATTGGCGTCGCTGCCCTGTCGGCCGTCCACGTAGAGAGTCAGGGCGTCGTTGAGGATGTACCCGAAGGACTGCCCGGCCGGCGCCGACGCGCTGCCGCCGCCCGTGGCCACGTACGTGACGTTCTCGTCCCCGGTGCGCGCGCGGCTGGCGCCCTCGTTGCCGTAGCGCTGGAACCAGTTGCACTCGCTGGGGCCGCCGTCGAGCGCCTGCGCCGCGACGAGACACTTGCGGTACGTGCCGTTGTACGGCGACGTGAGGGGGTAGCTGCAGCTGGTGGGGTAGACGCGGTGGGGCACCGGCGCCAGCGTCGGGCACGTCGCCGCGGTGCAGGTGGACACCCCAACCCCGATGCGGCTGGGGTTGTCGCACTCCACCGACAGCAGCGTGCCGTTTTCGATGCTGAAGGGGATGGCGGTGCTTTGGTTGTTGACGGAGCCGCTGGTGGCGGTGGTGGTGCCCAGCGCCCTCTCGCCCGCCTGGGCCACGAAGGAGAGAAGCAGCGTGATGGTGAGCGCCTTCTTCACTTGCGGACCTCCTTCTCGAGTTGCCCCAGCCGCTTCAGCACCTGCTTCAGCAACTTCGCCGTCTCGCCGTGAAGGTGCTGGTTGGCGAGGTGGGTGCTGCCCACCGTCTCCTTGAGCTCCTCGACGGCGCGCATCACGTCGTCGATGGTGGTGGGCGGCTCCTGATGGACGTACTGGAACCGCCTCGGCGTCAGGTGTGGCCCGTCACCGGCCATGCGTCACCGCTTGCACCACACCGGGTTGTTGACGCTGCCCGTGGAAGGCACCACGCAGATGGTGGTGGTGCCCGAGTTGAGGACCACCGTCTTCAGCGTGGTGGCCGCCAACGGCGAGCCGTAGTTGGGGTCCGTGGTGGGCGTGGTGAGGCACCCGCCATCCCAGGGGCCCGTCAGCTCCGGCGACGCCTGGCCCATGCACAGGAAGGCCGCTGCGCTGGGGTACATCTCGATGACGCTGCAGCCGGCGGCGTAGGCGTCCTGCACCGGCATACACTGCACGCCGCTGCCGAAGGTGCCACTCCACCCGGCATCCACCATGCGCCACCGGCGCGGCTCGCCCTGGGTAAACTGGTCCAGCACGGGGCCGCTGGGCGGACGCGCTTCGGCGCTGGTGGCGAGCAGCACGAGGCCGCCCACCGCCAGGCCGAGGGCCACTGCGAAAGCTGAGAGCTTGCGCATGGCCCGCCTCACTGGCTCGAGATGACGCGGACGTAGTACGTCGCCGCGGCCGGGTTGCCGGAAGCGCCGTGGCTGCAGTGGCGCACCTTCACGGTGTCCGCCGCCGACACGTAGCAAGTCACCCACGAGGTGGCCGACGGCATGGTGGCGGGGGTGCCCACACTGCACGCGTCGCCCGCCAGCGCGCCCGTCACGGTGATGCCCGACGAGTCCTCGCAGGAGTCGGTGACGCCGCCGAAGTCGATGCTCGAGCTGGCGCCCAGCACGCGGGTGATGGCGTTGGCCGACGTCATGGTGGAGCGCGCGCCCACCCACAGCTTCGAGACGATTCGGAGCTGCAGGATGTCGGAGATTTCCGCCGCAGCCGCGACGGTGGCCAGCACGAGGACGACAGCGACGAGACTCAGGTGGCGCTTCACTTGGCACCTTCCTTCTTGGCGACGGGGGCGGCCTCGGCGGCCTTCTTCGGGGCGACGACGGTGCTCTTCTTGAGGGGCGCGCTGCCCTCGGCGGCGACGGCCGGACCGAGGTGCTTCGCCTCTTCGGCAGAGAGCTCGATGCTCTCGCCGACCTGTGCGAAGCGCTCGCTGCCAAGCTTGATGCTGCCGTGCACGACGGTGAACTTGGGCATGGTGAGTCCTTGAGTGAGAGGGGAGACAAACCCGGGCCCATGTGGGCGCCCGGGCTCGTCAGTGGGGAGCGTCAGTAGACGTTGGCCAGGCAGTAGCCGGCGGCGAAGTCCGAGTCCGAGGACGACACCACCGCGCCAGCGCTGAGGTTGTACCACCACGACGTCTCGACGAAGCGCACCGGACCGTCGCCGGAGCCGAGCTTCTCGTCGTTGAAGACGCGCGACTTCACCTCGTTGCGGATGCCCTGGATGCCGTAGCAGACCTTCTTGCGGCGGGGCGCCGGGTCGTAGACGAAGAAGAGCGCCGAGTCGTTCCAGATGTCCGAGAGGGTCTGGGTCGCGTTGCCTTCGACGTTGGTGTTCTTCTGCGCCTTGCAGATGAAGAGGTACTGCACCTGGAGGATGTTCTTGATCTGCTCCTCGCTCAGGCTCTGACCGCTGGTGTACTTCACGCGGTCCTTCAGCGCGGCGGACGTCTTCAGGTACTCGAAGGCCGTCCACGAGAGCGCCAGCGCGTTGGCAGCCTTGCCGCAGCGCGCCTTCACCGCGACGCGAGCAGTGCGCGCGTCAGCCTCCGGGTCGCCACCGTCCGACGCCCAGGTGACGGTGCTGCCCAGGGTCGAGGTGAGGTCGGACGGGTAGTTGCTGGTGGTGTTGCACAGCGTCGCCGCGTCCACTTCCTTGTCGATGAGGAGCCGGTCCATGACGGACATGGCGGTGTCCTCCTCGACGTCGCCCACGACGGCGTCGAAGTCACGCTCGTCCGCGGGGTCAATCATCCCCTTCAGCTTGCGCAGCTCCGCCTTCTTCGTGGTGTAGAAGCCCGAGTAGTCGATGGTGTCGGCCTCGGCCTTGCTCGACTTCTTGCTGCTCACGTACCGGTAGTTGCTGGTGTCGTACTGCCACACCTTGAAGTCCGACTTCGGCACCGGCATTGGGTGAAAGATGTTGTCGGCGATGAAGTCGGTCTGCTCGTTCGCGTAGCGAATCGAGACGGAGTCGAGAGGGTTGGTCGTCTTGAAATCAGCGGGATTCAGCATGGTCGTTGGTTCCTTTCGAAGGGTTCAGGCTCAGCTGTTCGCCGGGCCGTTGACGTTGGGGGTGGCGAGCAGCACCTCGATGACGTCGCCGTCGGCGCCCGCGGCCTGGAGGCCGAGGCCCATCGACTTCGCGGTGGCACCCGAGGCGGTGGACACCTTGCCGCTGCCGGACGCGGTGGGCATCAGTTGGTCGCCGATGCTGGTGGAGGCCGAGGCCACCACCTTCGCCTTGCCGAACAGCTGCACCGTCACCGAGTAGCCGGAGGTGGCGTCCTCGGTCGCGATGCCGATGGCCACGTCAGTGATGGCGCTGCACGCCACCACCTGGCCGGCCGTGGTGTCCAACTTCACCGCGCGATTCTTGGAGATGGTGCCCCCCGCGACGAACGAGGCGAAGGAGGTTCCGAACGTATTGAAGTCAGCCATGAGTCATGTCCTTTCGTGCGCCGCGAGGCGCTCAGTTCTTCTCGATGATGTTGGTGAAGAGGGGGCGGTACTTCGGGAGGGCGCGCAGCTCCTTCGAGGCCAGCTGCACCTTGGCGCCCGAGGCCAGCTTCGCGTCGAGCTCCTTGTTGTACTCAGCGTTCAGCTGGGACAGGTCGGTCGTCTCCTCGTCGCCCGTGCCGTGCCCGTGCTCCTGGGTGTTGATGGGCAGGGTGGACAGGGCCGAGAAGAACTTCCGCGCGTCGTCGATGCTGGTGGCCTTCGCCATCGCCACCACCTGCTCGCGCTGCGCCGGCAGCACCTTCTTCGCCGAAATGAGCTCGTCGCAGAGGCGAGTCATCTTCTCGGTCGCCGCCGCCGCCTCGAGCTCCTCGACGCGCTTGACGGCCGCGCTCAGGGAAGTCTTCAGGGTGTCGTTGGCCAACTCGAGCTTCTCGGCCTTCGACGACAGGGCCGCCATCGCCGCCGGGGGAACCTGCGCCTCGGGGGCCGGGGCCGCGGGGACGGTGCACTTCTTCGCCAGCGCTTCCATGATGGCGCCCTCTTCCGAGTCATCCGGAACACCGAGCAGCGCGCAAATCGCCTTCGCATTCAAAGCCATGTGCTTCTCCTTGTGGGTTGTGGCCGCGGGGGCCGGACTGGGTGGGGTGTTGCTTGCCGCCACCCGCGGCAGTTCAGTGAGGAACGGGTCGTTCAGCAGCGCCGCGCCGTAGAGCGTCGGCCCCTGCATTCCGCCCTCAAGCTTGTCGGGCGCATCGATGGCGAACGTCGGCGAAAGGTAGCGAAGCTCGTCCGCCTGGATGTGGCCGCGGGCACGGTCCGTCCAGGTGATGAGCGCCTCGACGCCGTCCGGAGTCGTGCGGAGGTCCGAAATCCACCCGGCCGCCACCTTTTCCTCGACAGGGAGTCCGTCATTCACGGACTCGCCGCGGTGGAAGTAGTCAACGGGCAACTCGGGGCGGCCCAGCCGGCCCCAGTTGTCCACCAGCGTCGAGAGGAACTTCTCGTCGAAGGTCAACTCCCCGCCCGGAAAGTCCGCGCGGTGCCGCGTGATGCCGGCAGGAAAGAGCAGGTTCCACTTGCCACCCACGTCACCCGTCGGGACGGAGGCGAGACGCATCGACTTGCCACGGATGAGCGCGCTCATTCGTCGCCTCCGTCCTTCTTGAAGGTGAAGACCATGGTGCATCGGCAGCGGTCCCCGCCCTCGCACTCGCGGTACGGCGGAAGCGCCTCGAGGTAGTCGTCGCTGGTGATGTCGTCGAACGTGGTGCCGTCCATCGACTGGCACGGCTCACAGTTGGCGCTGTCGAGGATGGCGCTGTACTCGGCCGACTCCACCTCGTCGCCGCGCTCCTGAATGAATTCATCCCGGCCCATGTTCCAGGCCTTGGTGAGGACGCTCGAGGCGTCCGCCTTGAATGCGCCGGTGTCCAGCTGGCCCTGCACCGTCTCCGCAACAACGTCGGCCTCGTCGCCGTTGCGCCGGATGACGTCGATGGCCTCGCGCTCCAGCTCCGCCCGCAGCCTCTGCTCCATGCGCTTCGCCAGCGCCTTTTTCTGCGCCTCCAGCACCTGCGACGTGCGCGACGGCGGAGTGGGTGCAGCCTCGGGGCTGGCGTCGGGCGGCGAGTCGTCGCGCTTGTCGTCCTCCTCCGCCAGCCGCGCCACAGGTGCCTGGGCCTGGCCCCCATTTGCGCGCGCGTCGGCGATGGCCTTGCCGTTGCCCCGGCGCTTCTCGGCCTGCACCTGGGCGTAGCCCTCAGCGCGGCACTTCTCGACGAAGGCACCCACCGCGGCGGCCACGCGGGAGAAGTCGAGCGGCACCTCGGACACGTCGGACGGGTCCCCGTCGGCCATCGCCTTCTTGATGGCGGGCTCCGCGCGCACCAGCGCCGCCACCACCTCGGGCTTCACCATCCGCTCGAATTCGTCGCGGGCGTTGTTGAGGAAGGAGTCCATACGCGCGAGGTCGAGTGTCTGCTCCGACGGCCGCAGCGCACGGGACGGCGTGAAGGGCTGCCCCATCGCCAGGCGGCGCGCGGCCACGGGCTGAACGGCCTTCGGCTTCGG